TTTTAATACGTTCTGTGTTGGCCCATATATCATCACGATCTGGATGTGAACTCCAAATAAACTTGATGCTGGCAAAGCCATTGCGGCCAAGTGCTGTGGGGTTTCCGTACTCGTCTACATTTTTTGTAGCATCTTTCCAGATGCGAGCAAACTGGTCATCGTCTTGGTTAGGTGTACTAGTAATAATACACTTACCACCAGTTGATAGTGTAGGTGAGATAGAAGTCCAAAACTCGCTGGCAATGCGCGGCTTAACAAAAGCAAACTCGTCTAAGTAAATTAGTGATAGCGACATACCACGAGCTGTTGTTTCTGTTGTGGTAGTTGAAATAATACGACTACCATTGTCAAAGTCAATGCTACCTTTATTATAACTAGTAGCACCTGCTTTTAAGAATTCAGGCAGTGTTTCATATGTGTAACGAACACGTTGCATAATCTCTTGTGCACCAGCAAACTTGTGTGCGGCAATGAGAATAGTTTGATCTGCCATGAACATGGCTCGCCAAACTAGATATGCCGCGGCGCAAGCAGTCTTGCCCATTTGTCGTCCCAGCATGTTAACACTATAACGATTTTCGTGATAGCATGTGATTAGTTCGCGCTGGTAATCAAACAGCTTAAATCTAACTTTACCTTTGGTTGGATGTTGTACCCAGCAATATGTATCAATGAAGTACACAGGATCAACTGCACACAAGGCAAGTTCACGGACTTGGTCGTCCGTGAACTTTTCTACTTTGAAAGGTGATTTTACAAAAGTATTTTCAGCAGCCACATGGGCCTCCTATTACTTTTTACGTGCAATGTTTTCTGCAACAAACTTACGGTATTCACCCATAGCTGCCGCAAAAGACTCATCAACACTATTGTCAACGTCTGGAGTGTGCATACCCATTGGGTTTTCACCTTGGTTGTTTGCACGATTCTGTCCGTAGTCTTTGTGTCCTGCGCCGCCACCAATTTTACTTGGTAAGCCATCAAATATCTTTGGCTCAGGCATGCTGGTATTTGAAGGGCTGTTCATCAACTTGCTTTCTTCAATGCCAGCTAGCGCAAGGATTCGAGCTGAATCACTACCAGTTTCGTATACACTTTGTCCGTATATAGAATTACCAGCTGGTGCTTCTTCTTTTACTTCTTTGTCTTTGTCAGCCCAATCAGGAATACCATCACCATCTTCATCTGGCTTCTTGTTGTCGTCTTTTTTGTCAGCTTTGTCATCAGCTGGCTTATCACCATTTTTCTTGGCAATCATTTTTGCAAATGCGGCTTTTTGTGCGGCACTTTGTGCTTCGTTGGTAATACCAGCTAAGGCTAAAATACGAGCTGACTCTTCGTCAAGTTCTTCAAATGACTCATCAACTTCCTTGTCAATGATTGCATTTTTCTTGTACATTGAAGTTGGTTTTTCTTTTTCTTCATCGTCGTCTTGGTTACCATAACGGTCACCTTTGACTGCTGTACCAGGCTGTTCTTTACCGCTCATGTCTGTCCATGACTTTGGAGTCTGAGTAGCTTCTTCAGTTTCTTCTTTTTCTTCCTCTTCAGCGTCATCACTTGACGTTTCTTCACCATCTGTGTTACCAGCATTTGTTGTTAAAGGAGAATCACTAGGTTGATCACCATATTGTTGTTCGCCGCCACCGCCTTCACCAGCGCCAACATAAATCACTGGCTCTTCACCACCAGCACCTGGTAAAGATAATTCTGCGGCATGGTCACCTAAGTCATGATCACCATCGCCATCAACGTCACCAGCTACTGCTCCGCCGCCAATGTTGATACCTGCTAATCGAAGAATGTTTCCAATTTCTTCTGCACTATCTGTCGTAACACTAATATTTTTTCCTGGCATAGAAATTGTCACTGACATTTGTTCGCCATTTTCACCTGTAGTCATTTGTTGACCTCCCATGTCATCCCAACATTCTTCAATGCCTTCTTTGGCTACGCGAATGCCTTCGTTTAATTTTTTATTTGTTTTCATCGTCGTACACTCTTTGCTGTTGGCAATGTGTTCTTAATAGAACTCAAAGGGCTCTTCTGGCCATCTTTTGGTCCTTCGTATTCTGGGCCTGTAGTAATCTTACCAACACCTTGAGCAATGCTATCTTTGCGTTCTTTGTTGGCTTTATCAAGATCTTTTAACAATGCTTGATTGTACTTGTCACCTGCGGCATCATCTGCGGCAACTGCGTTTGCTTCGGCTTCGGAATAATCTGTGCCTAGCTTGGCCTCGTGATTTGGTTCTGAGTCATCTTCAATTTGTTGTTCAACTGGTTCGTCTCGGCCAAATACTTTAATCATGCCATCTTTAACAAATAGTAATGCACGTAATTCTGCATTCAATGATGGCGGGCTGATTGGCAAGCGTGTTACTACATCAACAATGACAATTTCATGTCCACCCAATTGTGGGAAATCCATTGGCTGTGCTTGTAGCATTAGCTTTTCTGGTCGGCCAACTTCCAAAGCATCATACTTCTTCATGTGGCGTTCTAATACTTCTAACTGGCGATCGCTGGGCTGGAAAGCCATTTTGATGCGATATCTATGTTCCTGTTGAAGCTGGTTAATATACTCTAATAATGTGGGCATGTGTAAATCCTCTCATGACTTATTTATTCTGACCCACACGGTTTAGGATAGCTTGTACAATATCATTGCGGTTTCCAGTCAAGCCCATGTCGGATGCGTCTAACACATTTGCATCTTTTGATCCTTTTTCGTTGTCCATCCTTGCTTTACGCAATTGCAGTTCAACCATCTTAAGCTTTTTGTCAATTTTAGCAGTTTTTGCATCAACTGCTGTTTTTAATAACTGTGCCGCCACTTCAAATATTTTACCAGCATTTCTATCGTCAACATTGAATCCCAAGTCCATCAAACGTTCGCTTTGTTCTTGCGCTGTATTTGCAAGTTTATCAAGTTCACGTTCAGCCTGTTGCATATCTGTCACGGTTGGTAACGCTATGTCAACACGATTTGCCATGTCAATTGTGGCATGGGCAAAATCAAGCTCTTCTTGAATTTCAGTAGGAACTTGGGTTTCTTGTGTGTCTAGTTCAGTGAAGTTTTCCTCAATCGGGGGAAATCCAAACACTTCTTCTAATTTTTTGGTCATACACTACTTATGATTACTTGCGACGTTTCCTAGTCGGATTGGCGTTATTAAAGATGTCTTCTTCAGTCAAGACTCTAAATGTAGCACCCATGCGCTTGCACCAAATTCTAGCGGCATGCCATTTTACCATATTAAGTGCTACGGCGGCCTTTTCTTGCTGGCTACGTGCAAGTTCCATGACTGCTTGTGCCTTGGGTTTAATTTCTACTAGTTCAGCCTTGCGGCCGCTGGCATTTTGATACACAACAAAGAAGTCTGGAACATAGAAAGTGTCTTTGCCTGTAAAAGGATTTTTATAAGGAATACGTACATTTTCACTTGCCCAGCTTACTACACTTGGGTGATTATCGCAGAAGCGCATAAACGTCAACTCCCATCCACTACGATACTTGGGTGTGCCGCTGCCTACATATTTTTCAGGGTTCAATACTGTGTAATACCCTTGAGAGTAATTGTTTGCCATTAAAGTTCACGACGTGCTACAGGTGAAATATTTTGAATTACTTCTCTTCGATAACGAATGGTGTTAGGCAATGTTTTGTTTATGTAATCTAACACTTCTTGGCTGACATCTAATTTTCCAGACTCAGTTGCTTTGTCAAGAAACTGCCTAAAATCAAGATTGAAGTCTTGTGTTATTTTCCAAAATGAAATAACAAGATTTTCTGCTGTAGTTCTTCCAATATCCAATGCTAATATTTTTTGCACTGCCTTGTCAAAGTCCACTTGTGGTATTACTTTATATGCCATGATTAAAAGTCACCCTTGTCTTTGGCTTTTTTTGTTGCGGCTTCTCGTTGTGCCTGAGTACTCATAATCTTTTCACCTTTGCTATCATTTGATTTTTGATTTACAACTGTTGTGCCTTCTCTTGTTGGTGGTGGACCAGGTTCTTTACCAGTCAGATTAGATCTATCTGTTATAACACCGTTATCAACTGTACGAGTTTGACTTGGGTATCTTGGTGAGTCTCGTAAGGCCAGTGTTTGTGCCACTTGCTGTGCCGAGAGTTGAGACTGCGGGGAATCTGTTCTTGGTGGATACTTTTTAAGATTCTCAATGTATGATTTTTTATATGCTTCATTGTAGCCTGAATTTTTTATCTCAGCTTCTTGTTGAGCAACAAAGTCTTTCTGCTTTGGCGTCATTTCTCGTTGTTTATTTGAAGAAGCAGGGGAGGTGGTACCTGTACTAGGCGAATATGTTGCAGTAGACGATGGTGATGCAACAGAGGTAGTAGTTGCTTTACTTGTTGGTGTAAAAGACTGACCAGTTACATTTCCCATTGCATCATATGTGACTTCTGATGTTCCACTTGGCCAAGCCTTTGTACTTTGTGATTTTTGTGCGCTTGCTCGAGCCTTTGCTGCCTGCTTTGTCAAGTTTGGATTACCGGTTGCCGCACCACCACCTGTCACTGTGCCTCCAGCTTTTTCCCAGTTACTTAAATCTATACGTCTTGGATCAGTCTTAGCAAACTCTGAACTGCGACCGCCACGTTCAATTTCTTTTAGCGCATCTGCCTTGGGTGGTTTAGTAATTGGTTTTGGTTTAGCTGGTGGCTTGGGTAATGCGGCAATGCCAGTACGTACAACAGGAGTTGGTCCATCAAATTCAAGATCTTTAACGCCAGAGATTTTTAAATTTTCGTAACGAACAGTAATAGTCCAAAGTATAACATCACTGGTGGCATAATCTAGTGTGTCGTGCTGAGCATCTGTGATAAATGCATCAGTTAATGTATAAACTTTATCACCGGCGCCTTCGCCTGACAAATCTTTCATTGTAATTTCAATTGTCAATGGAGCAAAGTCTGGCTTTTTGCTACCATCAGTGTCATCAAATTGACCTTTAACATAATCCCACATCAAACGCTCTGCTGTACCATTAACCTGATCATAGAAAGTCATTGTGATTGGTTCATAGTTAAGCTTAGTTTGTACAATTGTTTTATGGTTGTATACGTTAACTATTTGTGTTTCCACTGACCAACGTGGTAATTCACATGTTTTAGCAACCAGTGGTGGAGCACTGTCTAAATCTTTATCGCTAATTTTTAATGACCATGCATATTTTAAGAAAACATACCCATCACCCATTGGACTAGTATCAGGGCCTGCGCCATGCGAGTCCTGTCCGTTTAAAATCTTATGCTTTGCTAAGTTTGTAAATGCCATGTATTAAATGGATAAAGGGCGATTTCTCGCCCTTTATCTTTCTCCTTGTAGGGCAAGCATTTCTGCTTACCTTTACTTATCACTTTAAGTTAAAGCGTTGTTTAACCGCCGTTTTTAGAAGCTGGATCAGTAGCTTCGCCTAATCCGCCTTCCATCATTGGGGCGCCAGGTGAATCAGATCCACCAACATCATGATGATTTGCGTTGTCATACTTGATGGCAATAGTAATCTGTAAAGGATCACTTGTTGCATAGTTGTTCTCGCCGTAGTTTACGTTTTGAACATAGCAACCACCCAAGTGCCAAGCATCTAAGACAACTGGGCCATCGCTATTACCATCCAAGTTTTCAATCCACATATCAAACTTGTAGCCGCTACCAGATTTGGTAGAAGCTTGATTAGCATGATCGACTTGCTTTTGCATTTGTGCCGCAATAGTTTTTGCAACCTTACCTGTAACGTCATCACGTACTGTTACTGTGATTGGGTCCCAAGTGTGCTTACCAGCTAAGTTGATACGTGAGTTATACACATCAACAACAATGTCGTCGTGTGTCAAGCTTGGACGGCTTGCGCTGATAACTTGACTTGTTAATTGCAAGTTTTCGCCGTTGCCAAACGTATTAAAAGTAACACGGAAACGATATGCTAGCTTTGGTTGAACTAGAACGCCCTGTTCGCCACCTGGTACGTTAAATTTATCTAAATTGACTGCCATTTTTCAGTTCTCCTTAGTGTTATTTAGTACCGCCGGCAATCGCGCCAGTGTTTACAACTCGTACAGGGATATAGATGAATTCAGCAGCCTTAACTGGCTCAATTGCTATATCAATATACAACTCGTTTCTATCAATTCTAGTTGGTGTGTTATTTGTATCATCACATACAACCAAGAAGTCGTATACCGCACGTTTAGTAAACAAGTCTTGCAAGAAGCCATTGAATACTGCAATAACACGATCTCTAGTACGCTTGTCATTTGGTTCAAAGATGAACGGACGAGCAATAATATCAAAACGCTCACGCAAATATGCTAACAAACGTCCAACGTTAACACGGTCAAGTGCTGAATCATATGGGTACAATGTCTTCTGACCCCAAATGTACAAACCTTGTCCTGGGAAGTTAACCAATGGATTGATTTTCTTTTCATACAATGCATCACGTTGACCTTGATTCAATGCCAATGGAACAAATTCGTTCTCAGCATTAACAACACCTAGGTTACTGATACCACTCAAAGCACCACGTGTTAAACCAGCTGGAGCAAACCATGGATAGCTAACTTGGTCGTTATAAGCAATACCACGTAGAACTGAGTGACTTGCTGGAACTGCAACATCATTACCATCTAAGTCTGTTGATAAACCACTTGGATAGTAAATTGCGGCTCCACCACTGCGTGTAACTAAGCCATCGGCTCCGTTAGTACCAGCACTTGTGCCCAATGACCAATTTACAACATCAGTAATTTTGCTAGATAACTTCATTGGAGTATCAGCAATAACAAACGCTGTTTCTTTGCGGTCTAAATTCAATGTAACCATTTCATCAATACATTCAACGTAACTTGGAGTAGAAATAATGTTGAAGTTCAATGTTTCTGCACGTAACTCATCATTGCTTGCTAATGCCGCTTGCAAACGCTTGACAACTACACGGCGTTGAGCTTTGTCAAACATGTAAGGAGCACCTGCTTTAGGGCCACTGTCTATGTTACCAGACTCTGTTTGCCAGTGTCCTGCTGTTGCATTATATTTCTTAACGTTGCCAGAACTAATAGCACTATTCCATAAAATCATGCCATCTGGATAGTAAGCTGGATTAGGAGCTTGGTCGTCCATTGGATCTGCGCCACCAGCCACACCACTTGAGTCACCTGCTGTTGCTGTTAAGTCAACAAACAATGCGCCATCTGGAGTTGTTTGGTCTGCATTATCTTTTTGTACCCAATCGCTACCATCATAAACTTTAATCACTGGGTAGTTGGCCATATCATTTGTGTCAACCCAAACATCACCGTTGCTTGGTGATGTTGGTTCTTCAGTATTAACATCAACTTGATTGGCTGGAAGCCAAGTTGGTGTGCCACTTACTGTGTCTTTAACATAGATATCAACTGTGTCACCGGCATCATACCATAACTTGCCGTCTGGTGTTGCGCCAACTGGTGATGTAGCTGAAGCAGAAGGAGTGATACTTGCCCATGCCGCGCCATCATAACGTTTGATTTCAAATTGCGCTGATGTTGGTTCAGGAAACTGAACGTAAATTTTATTAACTGCTAATTTACTACCAAATGCTGTTGTCGCTGTTGCGTTATTTTCATAGCCAACAAGCATATCAACGTTGGCAGGACCAATTGCTTGTACTGTCCAACTTTGACTTGATGCTGTATATTTCTTTAGCTTTAAGTTGAAGCCTGCGTTAGGACTTGTAGTTTTTAACCATACATTTCCTAGCGTTGGAGTTGGGACTTGGTAGTGAGGAGCAACTGTTACATCGCCTGGAAGAGCTGCCGAAGTAACTACAACCCATGCGCCTGCTACTTTTTTGTAGAACCTCTTAGTTGTGCTGGTGGTGTCTAATGCATAGTCGCCATTGGCGCCTTCGCCAGCACCTGGAGTTCCATCACTGACTAGAACACTTTTTGCTACCCATGTAGTACCGTTGCCTTCAAACAAGCCCCATGTGCTATCATCAGTGTCTAACCAGTATTGATTATTAGTAGGAGGACCAACTGGCATTGTAGGCAAAGGCTCCAACTCTTCCATCTTAAGATCTGCACGTACTAAAATAGCACGATTCGCAATACCTAGATAGTAATAAGCGGCCAATAAGCCGTATTCGTTTAATTCATGACCGTGTACTGGTGTACCGTCAACAATAGTGAACTTTGGTTCACCGTATAACTGAACCAACTCACGTTGGCTAGTAATAATTAGTGGTTTTTTTGCATAAGGTGCTGTTGTGTATTTTGCTGTTGCGCCATCTGGTGACTTTTTGTCACTGCGTGTTGCTAAAACAATAACCGGTACAGTACCGTTGCCTGCAGATGCGTATGCACTTTCGTCAATGATCGAAACGCTTACGCCTGGGGAAACTAGCTGAGCCATATAATATCTCCGTAATCTAAGGGATTCTTGCCCTTTACAGAGATATTTAGCCTATTGACCTTAAAGTGGACCTATTTAGCGGAATAAGTGTTTTTTAACTCTGTCGGACAATCTTGGCAATCTGCACATACAGTGCATCAACTGTATTGTTGTTGTCAATGACAGCATCAAAGTCTGTACCTACCCAAGCTGTTTCACTGGCATGTACGCCCAGGCTTTTAAGCTTTTCTGCGGCTACTACATCACCACGATTTGCTTTTGCAGCCATAATATGCCAACTTGGTAACTCCCCACGCTGTACCCAAATTACTTTGCCTCCAGCGGCTTTGATGGCTTTAATTTCATTTGGGAAACGACAATCACTAATAACAATGTTATCATTTGAATTACGCAAGCGAGACTCTAAACTTGCAATCCAGATATCGTTATGAAATGCTTTGCGGCAAACTTCTGTGCCCCACCATTGTAGCACCCAACGTGGTGTAAGATTTGGCATATCAAGTCGCTCTGCCCACCATGGATCTACTTGTTCTCGCCATTCGCGGGCTTGTTTGGTGCGGCCTTCAAGTAGTTCTCGATTCCAACCAAATACTGCGGCTACTGCATCTTTGAGGGTTGCGGCAAATGAGTCTCTGCGAAACTCATGGAAGTTAACCAAATAGTCTGCGGCAGTGTCTTTGCCAGAACCAATAAAACCACAGATGCCAATAATTTGTTTAGTCATGCTACTATATTAACATGAGTACGGAAGAATGTCAAGTTACCATTTAGCCAAAGATGAAACCAAGTGGTGTGCCTCCATCAGCAAATGTTTTCAAATCTTCTTCTAGCTTTTCCATCTCAGCTTGGGCCTGTTGGATTAAGTCAGCGCCGTTGAGTGATACTCCGCCTTGAGGTCCGGCCAGCTGTGCAAACTTGCTACGAGCTTGTCCTAGTGCCATTTTTGCCACGGCCAAGGCATAGTCTTTGATCCAAGGAGCAGAACTTGTGTCTGCTAATAGCGATTCGTCTGGACGATAATTGTAAGTGTGTATGATTACACTTTCGTCGCTCTTGACATAACGATGCATACTCAGGCGTTTGCTTGTGTTACTCCAGGTGTAGATCACATAGGCTCCAAACATTTTACCCATCAACTCACGTTGTCCCATGTACAATTCAAATGTGGCTAATCCGGATCCACGTGCGGCATTTAGCATGTACATGTTTAAGTAACCAGCTTCAAAGGGTTCAAAATTTGTTGCAGTTGAACTCACACCACCTGCGCTTTGACGATAGATGCATCGTACTTCTATGACTTCATCTGGTAGCGTGTAATCACTTTCGCCAGGGGAAAGAGTTAGAATCATAAAGCTTTCTTCAACAGCACGACTGCTACGTTGACGATACTTTGCCACGGCTTTATCAATGGCCATATCATAATGCTCATTATCTAGCTCAACATCGATCATTCCCCCACCGAGGTTAAGTTCAATATACTTTTTTGTTTTTGAGCGGTTGGTTGTGTTGTTGTCTGCCATAAGTGTCTCCAGTGTTATTTACCGGAGACACTTGATTAAAACTTACTTGATAGCACGTAAAAGTATGGTATCTGGACTAATGCGTCCTTTTAGCTTAACTTCTACGCTCTTAATAGTATCCATAAACTTACGCAGGGCTGGCTTACCTAGTGTCTTAAACTCTGTCAGCTTCTCTGCTGGTTTACGTAGTGTTTTGCAGGTACTCTTGATCTCATCGTATCCAATGATGGCACTGCCTTTAACACCCAACTGCCCAACTACCATGTCACCGTGCATTGCTACCACAAACCGTCCCAGCTTACGTGTCTTAGTATTATAAGTCCATAGTTCGCTCATGCCCAGGATCTCGGTTGGGTTGATACTCTTAAGTCCAAGTTCTGCAAATTCTTTAAGGAACTTGAGACCTTTAACTTGACGCTCTGGTGGAACAGGCTTGCGTTTAGGTTTGGCACGTGTAGCAATTTTACTGGTTTTATATGCGCTGGCATCATTGATGATGGCCTCGTAAAACTTGATGATGTTCTTGGCATCACGCTTGCCTAGGTGTTTATAACCTTCTAACAATTGAGCATCAGTACCTTCTAAGAATTCATTCATCTCATCAATCTTAGGCTGGATAATGTCTGCAATCTTAGTTGAATATTGTACTGCAATGTTTTGAGCAGATAAAAACTTGAAAGTAGAAAACTCTTTGCCATTTGTAACATACTCGTCAATGGCACCTTCAATTTCACCCATTGCTTCACTAAACTTTTCAGCCAATCGGTCTTGGATAGTTTCTTTTTTAACCTCAGGCTTGTCGTCAACGGCTTCGTCAACCTCATCGCTATCGTATGTGCCCGACTTAATAGAATCTGCAATGGCGCCACGTAGCCATGCGCCAGTGTCCTTGCCGCTGTTAAAGCTTTCGTGTACTTCTGGCATGCCGCGGAGCAAGCAAGCGGCGATGGCACACATTGTACTATTCAAACGACTGTCTTTGAGTTTGCGGAACGTGTTAATTTCATCTTTGGCATAGCCATTGAGCTCCATCCACTCTACAACTTTTAGGCGCAGGTCCTTGGTTGACGACTCCAACCGATAGTAAGACATTGCTGTACGGAAATGTCTAGTAAATTTTGTCTCGTCCCATTCTTGGGCACCGTCCCATTGTGGACTATTGTCTCGGGCAGTTTTGGCCCTGTGTGCAGTTACTTGTTTTTTGGTAACCCGTGTAGTTTTAACGGGTGCTTTTTTGGTTGCTGTAGCCATTTTTACTCCTAAAAGTGTTAAGCGGTATGTCTATTATAACTTATCTTTGCGGGCCTGTCAAGTCTTGGTTATGCGGTAAATACAACAATGAATTAGGACCAAGATGGTCCAGGGGAATTATGCCAAAAATATCACTTTGGAAGAACGCTAAAACTAACGATTACCACTATCAGGACCGGATCATCCGGGAAGCTGTGGGTGCTGGTGGAACCACTATCTTGATCCACAAGTATCTTGGTCCTGCGGCTGTTGAGGATGGTTCTGATCCAGCTAAACCCAACTTGGCCGCAAAAGGCGAAATCAATGAAATGGACATTCAGGACCTGTTGTTCCTGGAAAATAGAGATCGTGTGTATGATACCAGTGTGTACGAGCTACGTGGCACTTACAATGTAAGTGATCAAGACTTTGACTTGAGTCAATTTGGCCTGTTCCTAAATGCTGATACACTGTTTATTACATTCCACACAAATGAAATGGTAGAACGTATTGGTCGCAAGCTAATGGCAGGTGATGTCATTGAATTACCACACTTGAATGATGACTTGCTACTGGATGCCACTGCTAAAAGTATTAATAAGTTCTATGCTGTACAAGATGCCAGCCGTGCCGCAGAAGGTTTTGGACCAACTTGGTGGCCGCACTTGTGGCGTATCAAGGTAGCACCTATCAATGATGCACAAGAGTATCGTAGCATACTTGGTGACCCAGAAGATGAGGACAGTCTTAAAAATGCATTAAGCACCTACAATAAAGAAATTCAAATTTCTAATGCTGTACTAGCTTCAGCTGACGTCGTAACTCCTAGAGCAGGTTATCAGAATACAGATGTTAACCAATCAACTTATGTACCAACCATCAAGGGATTTGATGGTAGTGGACTACCTGATACAATAGTTAATACTTCCGAGTATGCGGCAAGTCATGGTGATACATCAGGAGTAGCATCTGGACTAACATTCCCCAATAGCCCAAGTCAAAATGATTTGTTTGTCAGAATGGACTTTACACCAGAACGACTATTCGTATATCGTGGCACTAGATGGCATCGTGTCATGGATAACTTGCAACAAGTAGGCTGGACAAATGCAACTGTAAATGCTGGTGGCTTTATTAACAATAAAGAAACAACTAGTACAAATAATTTAAGTACGCCTAAGGCTACAATAGAACAGCGGCAACCTTTAAGCAAGGTGTTTACAAAACCCAAGGCAGATAATTAATGGCACAACAATATTTTTACGATCAACAAATAAGACGCTGGTTACTCCAGTTCATGCGCTTGTTTGGAGGCTTCAGTGTACAAATGGGCAAGGATGCCAACGGCAATGACTATTACCATCAGGTACCTGTACGCTATGGCGACACCACTCGAATGAGTCAGCACATTTTACGCAAGAACAGTGAAAACACAATAAACAGTGTTCCAGCAATCAGCTGTTATATTGCAGAACTACTGCCAAATGCTGAACGCAGAATAAGTCCAACGTTTCAAGACAGTGTTCAAGTGTACGAAAAAGCATATGATACCACTGCTGGCTCATATCAAGACAAAGTCGGAGAAACCTACAGCTTAGATAGGCACAGTCCCATTCCATATGATTTAACAATCAACGTTGACATTTGGACCAGCAATACTGAACAGAAGTTACAACTGTTAGAACAAATTTTATTGTTGTTCAATCCAAGTGTTAACTTACAAAGCAGTCAGAATCCATATGACTGGACCAGTTTGGCTGTTGTTGAGCTTATTAACGTTACATGGACTGCACGTAGTATTCCACAAGGCACTGACGACATTATTGATGTTGCAAGTTTAATTTTTACATTACCTATATTCTTAACTCCTCCTGCCAAGGTAAGACGTCAAGTTCTAATTCACAGTATCTTAAACAATATTGGGGCCGCCAACTCAAATCTTGGCCTTATTGATGACATTATTATCAACAGTGATTTCCAAAGTCGACGTTGGATCACGTTTGAAGATAGACACATTAAAGTGACCGAAGACTATGTTCAACTGTTGACTAATCTTAATGCGGCAAAAGATCCACAAAGTACTACTGGTGCCAATCTAAGTTGGAAAGAGCACTTTGACAAATTTGGCGGCATTAACAATGGCATAACTGAAATTAGATTAAAGCCAGGCGAAGATACTGATACAAATGAAATTATTCTACGTATATCAGCTGTGGAAAACAATCCAAACATTTTAAGTTATACATTAGATACTTCGACATTGCCTAACAATACTATTACAATGATTAATGGAGTTATAGACCCAAGTCGTAGTCACCCTGGTAACGGAAATATTCCAACTGTATCAATTGGCCAACGTTACTTGTTGACAAATTCAACTATACCCGGTAGCTTCTGGGGTGCTGTTGAAGCAGATGAAAACGACATTATTGAATACAATGGAAGCTCTTGGATTGTCAGCTTTGATGCAAGTGCTGTGGCTGCCAGCGCATACACTACCAATGCAAATACAATGAAAAAATTATACTTTACTGGCACTGAATGGGTCTTGGCAGTAGAAGGTACGTTTGATCAAGGCTGGTGGCGCATTGTCAACTAACTAATAGTATGAGAGCAGTAGGCGCATTAATTGTTAGTAAAAAAACCGGCAGGGCAATGATGCAACTTCGTAGTCCAGAGGAAACACACAGCATGTGTTGGGGTATATGGGGCGGCAAACTTGAGCATGACGAAGGTGATCTAGAAGGTCTAAAACGTGAGTTGTGTGAAGAACTAGGATTTCCGGGAGTGCCTAATACTATTGCAATGAGTCATGTGTATACATTTACTACTCGAGACAAACGCTTTAGGCATGTTAGCTATCTAATTTTATGCGAAG